GAGTTGCGACGAACTCATGGTTTTTTGAACTATTGGCGGAAAAATATTTCAGCCACTATTAATAAAGTTGTGATAAGTGTAGATGACAGGGAATGGCGAGATTATAGTAATGTAATTGGTCTCTACAAGCTAAATTAAACTATGGCACAAATAGCACAGAGCTTTATAAAAGTCAAAACTCCTTATCAAAAAACTCAATATACTCGCGAGCAGTTTCAAGAACTTTTAAAGTGTGCAAGTGATCCACTTTATTTTATTGAAAACTACATTTACGTGCAACATCCCACAAAAGGTCGACAGCCCTTTAAACTATGGGAGTTCCAAAAAAAACTAGTTACTACATATTGGAAATATACCAATAGCATATGTATGATTCCTCGCCAAAGTGGCAAAACAGCCAGCAGTGCTGCTTATTTGCTGTGGTATGCATGTTTTAACAACGACGTGACTATCTTGATTGCTGCACACAAGTTCAAGGCAGCAAGTGAAATCATGATGCGTGTGAAATATGCTTACGAGGAGTTGCCGGACTTTTTGCGTCCGGGTGTAACAAAATACAATCAACAAGACATTGCTTTTGATAACGGCAGTCGTATTGTGGCAACTACCACCACTGCTGATAGTGGACGAGGCATGAGTATCAGCTTGTTGTATCTCGATGAGTTTGCCTTCGTGAAAACCAATATTGCCACGGAGTTTTGGGCCAGTATAAGTCCCACATTAAGCACTGGTGGCCGGTGTATTATTACCACCACTCCCAAAAGTGACGAAGACATGTTTGCTGAGTTGTGGTTTGGTGCCAACAAGTTGACTGATGAATACGGCAATGAAAATGCTGAAGGCATGGGAATAAACGGGTTTCGTGCATTTACAGCACATTACAGTGAAGTTCCTGGACGCGACGAAACCTGGGCACAGCGAGAACGCAACAAAATTGGACAAGAAAGATTTCTCCGAGAGTTTGAGTGCCAGTTTGCAGGTGAAAGTGAAACACTTATAAGTGGTATAACTTTGCAACGACTTACCGGACAGGAGCCAATTTTCAAAACACAACAAATCCGATGGTATAAAAATATCGAGGCTAATAAAACTTACCTTGTTGGTTTAGATCCCAGTGCTGGTATTGGCAAAGACTACGCTGCAATCAGTGTATGGAGTTTGCCGGACATGGAACAAGTAGCCGAATGGTGTCATAATCTAACACCTATTCCCGGGCAAGTACAGACTCTCATGAAAATACTGGAGTTCATTTACAACGAATGCAAGCAAAAAGGACATAGAGGCGATCCTGATATATTTTGGACTTTGGAAAACAATACCTGGGGCGAAGCTGCACTTGTTAGTATTAATGAAATAGGTGAAGAAAGATTTGCCGGACAGTTTGTGCATGAACCAAGAAGAAACGTAACCTCAGGCCGTAGCAGGAAAGGTCTCAATACCAATATGAGAACAAAAGCCATGGCATGCAGCAAGCTTAAAACACTTATTGAAAGCAACCGTTTAATTCCGCATAGCAAGATGTTGATACGACAACTGAAGTTCTTTATCAGCAAGGGTGATAGTTTTTCCGCCAAATCAGGAGAACACGACGACTGTGTGATGAGCATGATGTTGTCAGTTCGTATGATGCAAATATTGCAAAACTGGGACGAAAAAATTGGTGATTTGCTACGGGACGATTTTGACGATCAAGAACTCATGGAACCTCTTCCCATGACCATGGCCTTTAGATAAATATCGCCAGGAGACTAATAATGACACCTAACTGGGACATCATCACACAAAAAATACATGGCATATTAAAAGCTCGTGGCATGCAAGTCAAAAAAATGTTTGATGAAGACATAAAAGAAACATTCAAGATTGAAGATGCTCGACAGTTTTATGCCACAGTAGCAGATCCTCATGATCCCAATATCAAATCATATGACATTTTGATTAGTTTACATGACGAGGACAGCCACAGTCATGTGGATTTACAAACTCCTCGCATGAGAAACACCCAAGATTTCAACGATTTGTTCAGTTTACATATGTGGTTGCGTAAAAACATAAACGACAAAGAAGGCGTAAGTGTCAACTGGTTTCAGTTTGATAAAGACATTGAAGCCAAAAAGCCACCAGTTGAAGAAAGTCGTGACATCAGCCGTCCTTGGGGCACAACCCGCAGTTCCTTTCAACGTGTGGGCAACTGTCGCATGATAGTTAGACACAGTGATATTGTAAATGAAGATACCCCGGGAAGTCGTTGGCGCAAAATACACAAGATATTTGTGGAAACTGATCAAGGCGAACGTCTTGGTTGGCCTACTCGTCATGTAAAAGGTGCAAGAGCCTGGGCAAGACATTTGAGCCAAGGCGGGCAAGCTCATGATGAAGTCAGCAGCTACCTTAAAACACTAAGTGAGCATTATGGTGTTTTAAAAAGCGCGGCTAGAAAACTACGCCAACCTGCCCAACTACAAAATGAACTTTTGCCAACTCTAGCTGAAATTCATCAACACATGCATGACATTAACAATGAACTGCAATCTTGGAGTGGTCCCCGTGGATATCATAGCAGTCATTCCAATATGCGGGAGTTCCGTAAAACAGCTCTTGCACCTTGGTTACGGCCAGTTGTCGAGCAGCATTGTCCCGATCATCAAGAAGTATTAGAGCAATGGTTGGGTATGGAAAAATCCATACCCAAACCTGAACTTGAAGAGTTTCAAGATTGGTTAAGTGATACTGAAGTGGTTATTCAGGAAGATCAGATTGGTCAAGCAGAAAGTCAAGCACAAGAGGCTTGGCAAGATTATCAACTGGACCTAGGCTCCAATGAGCAAGCTGTTTCAGCTACTTTGAAGTTTTTGGTGTCCAGCAACGACTGGTGGCGTGAGCAATGGGAAATCAACCCCAGTGAAACTCAAGATCACTTGAAAAAACTAGTGGGGATGAACACCAATCCTGATGTCAGCCGTGTCAAGAAGCTAGCTGGGTTGTGAAAAATTAATAAGGTCAAAAGCATTGACTTTCATGTGTCAGCATAAGTAATGTTGTTCAAGACAAAGAAACAAATTTTGTCTTGATCTAAACACATTATAGGCACAGAAAGGCACACAAATGGCACTTAGTTTAAAAGAAATTCAAGCACGTCTACTTGAAGAACAATCAAAAAAGGATCGAGTTCGCACAGGTCAATTTCAAGGTGACAATGCGATTTATCCCTTTTGGAACAACCCCGAGGGGTCCACAGCAACAATTCGTTATCTTCCCGATGGTGATGTCAACAACGACTACTTTTGGGTTGAGCGACTGATTATCAAGCTGCCGTTCCGTGGAGTTAAAGGGCAAGCTGATAGCAAGCCTTGTGATGTTCAAGTTCCCAGCGTGGATATGTGGAAGCCCGGTAGCTGCCCTATTAACGCAGAGATCCGTCCTTGGTGGAAAGACGAAAGTCTTGTTGACATGGCTCGCAAATATTATCGCAAAAAGAGCTATCTGTTTCAAGGTTTTGTCCCCAACAACCCCAACAAGGAAGATTCCACACCAGAAAATCCCATTCGTAGGTTGGTAATTAATCCCAGCATTTTTGACATGATCAAGGGGATTTTGCTGCGTCCAGATCTTGAATACTCACCAACTGACTACGAGCATGGTAGAGATTTTTATCTCACAAAGACCACAAAAGGTAGTTTTGCAAACTATGCAAGCAGCTCATGGGCTATGAAAGAACGTCCACTTGGTGATGTAGAACGCCTGGCTATTGAACAGCATGGATTGTATAATCTTTCCAGCTTCTTGCCCAAGCGTCCTGATGAAGACGGACTGCGAGTGATTATGGAAATGTTCCAAGCCAGTGTTGAAGAACAACCATATGATCCCGAGCGCTGGGGTAACTATTTCAAACCAACTGGCATGCGTGTTACTGACAATGATCAGGACGGCGCTTCTACTACAAAACCAGTTCAAGTTCGCAATGTTCCTCAGCCAACGCCAGCAGCAAGCAAACCACAGCAGGAAACTGCAACCCCACCCTGGGAAGAAACTGTGGAAAGCACACCACGCCCAGCTGGCAAGTCTACTAGCCCCGAGGACATCTTGGCTGCTATTAGAGCTCGCCAACAAAACAAATAAGCAATAGCGGAAACTGAGCAAGACTGATAGTTAATATCAGTCTTGCTCTACCTATCAAGGATGATATGACATGAAACCAATGGATCTATCTAAACTTCGCCGAGATATTACAAAAAATATTGATGGTATTAGTTTGGGATTTCGTGATCCCAAAGTGTGGATCTCCACAGGAAACTATGCATTAAACTATGCAATTAGCGGTAGATTCCGTGAAGGTGGAATTCCGCTGGGTAAAGTTACCATGCTAGGTGGCCAAAGTGGTTCAGGAAAAAGCTTTTTGGCATCAGGCAACATCACATCCAACGCACAGAAAAAAGACGTGTTTGTGGTGTTGATTGATACTGAAAACGCACTTGATGAATCCTGGCTTAAAGCATTGGACGTTGACACTAGTGAACATTCACTTTTAAAGGTAAACGTTGCCATGATTGATGACGTTGCCAGGTTGATAAGTGATTTTATGAAAGACTACAAGACACAATACGGCGCAGTTACTGAAGAAGAACGGCCTCGCGTGTTGTTTGTGATTGACAGCTTGGGCATGATGCTTACACCAACAGATGTTAATCAGTTTGAAGCTGGTGATCTCAAGGGCGACATGGGTCGCAAGCCCAAGGCACTGGCAGCACTGGTGCGCAACTGTGTGAACATGTTTGGCGAGTATGACATTGGCATGGTTTGCACCAACCACAGTTATGCCAGCCAAGACATGTTTAACCCTGACGATGTGATCTCGGGTGGTCAAGGGCCTATATATGCCAGCAGCATTGTGCTAGCCATGCGCAAGCTCAAGCTCAAGGAAGATGAGGACGGCAACAAAACTACCGATGTAAAAGGCATTCGCGCACAATGCAAAATAATGAAAACGCGATACAACAAGCCATTCGAGCAAGTGGAAATAAAAATCCCTTATGATCGTGGCATGGATCCCTACAGCGGTCTATGTGACCTATTTGTGCAAAAAGGACTTCTTGTGAAAGAAGGCAACAAATGGAACTACACATGCGTTGACGGAACTCAAATCAAGAAGTTTGAAAAAGCATGGAATCGTAACGAAGACGATTGTTTGGATCGAGTTATGGATGAATTTTATCGCAAAATAGATCCAGCTAAATCTCTAGCACTCCCGGAAGTTGAGCAAGAATAAACTGTTTGGCTATGTCAACAGCCAGGCACTGTTGACATAGCAATAACTAACACAATATATTGCAAGCTAAGAGGAGCAAAATAAACATGCAAGCTAGTGTAGTTTTAGAAATTTGGGACCTGCTTCAAGAGTTTGTTCCAGCCAATAAAAAAGCCCAAGCTGTGGAAGATCTTGTCACTGCATTTGTTGATGCCGGGGCAGATGAAGCTTGGTTTGAAGATATTCTCGGTGAAGATCAAGCTCTAGATGAGGCTATTGCCGGAGTTCTTGAATTAGATCAAGAAGAGTCAGAAGAAGAGTGGGAAGAGTAAAAGTCTGTGTACTACACCCAAGTAGTTGCAGATTTAGCCTCAGTGGCTCTGGCTGTGGAGTATTACAGCCAAGAATTTGAACAAGCACAAAAAGAAACTCGTATTTCGGGAAGTTTGGAAAAAGCAGCCCAAGATTTAAGTGGGCATGTAACTTATAGATTTACCCAACTACAAGACTTGGAAAGCATTTTGAAATATATCAATATACGATATGATAAAATGCGCAGTGACTTGTATAGGAAATATCTTGAACGCTATAATCGTGATTTAAGTGATCGCAGTATTGAAAAATATCTAGATGGCGAATCCAGTCTTGTGGATATGAATACATTAATCTGTGAAGTTGCTTTAATTCGCAACAAGTATCTTGGCCTCATGAAGGGATTTGAAGCCAAAAGCTGGCAAATCAACAATATTGTCAAGCTGCGCAGTATTGGAATCGAAGACGTCAAACTTTAATTTTGTTTGACAACCCCTAAACATATGTTATAGTGAAGGTCAAATTGCAAACAAGGTTGACAATGAAGAGCTACGTGCTTGTTAAACAAGGTAGACTGGGCAACGGCAGTTGTGTGCAAAACGTCACAGTGGAAACGCAAGGTGGCATCAAACGCGATCACAACGGCAAGTTTCTAGTTGTCTGGGGCAACGGCAGCGACGGTCTACGTCGTGGAAAAAACCGTCTTTACATCGACCATGCTGATGATTATCAGCCCGTGAGTGCTCCGGTGGTTGTTGCAGCAGACACAGATCCCAATATTCTCCAACTAACAGATCAAGAGATTCAACAAGACATTGATGAAACTTTTGAAATCCTTGGTGAAATGACGGATGCTGTTGCCAGCAACATTGTTAAAGGCCTTGTAGTCAGCGGTCCCAGTGGTATTGGCAAAAGTCACACTGTGGAAAATCGCTTGCATCGGGCACTGGCAATCAAACAAGCCATGCAAAATCGCAGCTTGTTTGAATGCATTCACGGCGACATGTCGGGTATTTGCCTTTATGAAAAACTTTGGGAATATCGCGGTGAAGGCCAAGTGCTGGTGTTTGACGACTGTGACAGTGTGCTATACGATGATGACAGCTTGAACGTTCTCAAAGCTGCTCTTGATAGTCGTAAAACACGCATGATTCACTGGGGCAGCCAAAACAGAAATCTTGTCAAACAAGACATTCCCAACAGTTTTGAATATCGCGGTGGTATTGTTTTTATTACCAATATCAAGTTTGATCAAGTTCGCAGCCCCAGGATTCAAAATCATCTTGCTGCAATCATGAGTCGGTGCCATTACATGGATTTGGGCATCAACACCACACGTGAAAAACTTTTGCATATCACCAATGTAGTCAACAAGCACAACCTCTTGGGCAGTTATGACTTTTCTCACGATGAGCAAAAGGAAATTTTGGATTTTGTAAAAGACAACGTACATAGGTTGCATGAGCTTAGCCTGCGCACAGTAACCAAAATTGCCGACTTGCGTGCTGCCATGCCCGGGCGATGGCAGAAGTTTGCCGAGAAAAACTGCATGAGAAAAACATGAACACTGTAGTCATTAATATCATGGACGAAGTCAACGTCCATATTCAGGAAGTTGAGCTGACAGATCGGCGCAAGCTTGTTAACTCTGTGAAATATTTTCTGCCACACGCTAGATACAGTCCTGCCTTCAAATTAGGACGATGGGATGGTTGTGCAAGTTTTTGCACACTGGGCGGTAAAACCTATCTCAATGCCTTGGATAAACTGCTGCCTATTTTGGTTGATGCAGGGTATGATGTTGAGATTGTGGATGACCGTCACAAACATAATCTTGATCTCACGGCTATTGATGATACCTATCTAAGTGATCGCATGTGGCCACCCGGGCATCGAGCTCAAGGTGAGCCCATTGTGCTACGTGATTATCAAGTTCAGTTGGTAAACGAATGTCTTGCCAATCCCCAGGGATTGATTATTGCGCCCACTAGCTCGGGAAAAACCATTGTCACTGCCACACTGAGTCGACGTGTGGAACACATTGGTAGGACTATTGTGATTGTTCCCAACAAAAATCTTGTGGAACAAACACTGGAAGATTATCAAAACGTGGGTTTGAATGTTGGTGTAATATTTGGTGATCGCAAGGAGTTTGATCGGCAACATACTATTTGCACATGGCAAAGTCTCAATGTTCTAGACAAGAAAAACAAAGACGCCCTAGATGACGATCAGCTGGCAGTGTTCCTGGACCAGCAAGTGGCTGTGATTGTGGATGAGTGCCACGGGGTAAAAGATTTAGGAGTGTTACATCGACTCTTAACCACAACTTTCAGCAATATTCCTATTCGTTGGGGATTGACAGGCACTGTGCCTGAAGCTGAGTATAATCAAATGAGCTTGTTTACAGCCATTGGGCCTTTAATTGGCCAACTACAAGCAAGAGACTTGCAAGATGCCGGGCATTTGGCACAATGTCAAGTTCATGTACATCAAACTCAAGAAACACAAGTTTACCAAGACTATCAAAGCGAGCTGAAGTTTCTCCTTACCAACAATGATAGATTGAAATGGGTATCAGATTTTGTAAAAACTATCAGTGCAACAGGCAACACTCTTGTTCTAGTAGATCGCATTGCAACAGGCACTGCTTTACATAATCTCATAGCCGACAGCACATTTATCAGTGGAGAAATGAAAAGTTCCGATCGGCGTGAGCACTATAAAGAAATCAATCTCAGCGACAACGCTGTGATGATTGCAACGTATGGCACAACTGCTGTGGGTATTAGCATCAATCGCATTTTCAATCTTGTGTTGATTGAGCCCGGCAAGAGCTTTGTGCGTGTGATCCAAAGTATTGGTCGAGGGTTACGCAAAGCTGACGATAAAGATCATGTCGATATATATGACATTTGCAGTAAAATGAAGTTCAGCCATAGGCACATGCTAAAACGCCAGCAACATTATAAAAAAGTGCAGTATCCTCATGCACTTACCAAGGAAAACTACTGACATCACCAGTAAATACTGCGTGAAAATACTTACCAGCGACAATCAGAGCTTGAACGTCAACCACTTACCTGACCAAGGCGTGGATCTTAACTTTTGTGTGTTAGATTACAGCGACAACAAAAACATTGACTATTATTGGCATCCCTTGGTGTTTTTGGAAAGCTTTGTTTCACCCAGCGTGGATTTGCAAATAGGGCCCTATCAATGCCAAATGCCACTAGATTGGCATTTGGTTATTGGAGATCCTGAAATAGGTGATTTGGAAATAGTCAGTTTGTTGTATCTCATGGACAAAGATTTCCAATCTTTTTGTTTTAATCCTTTGACAGGATATATACCCAAGTTTCACACCGTGGACGTTATCAATGTTTGGCCTGATGTCAAATGGTTTTGTCCCAAGCTGAAAACAGCTAATATTTTAGCAGTGCCCTTGCAAGATGGACGTGATCCTGCTTGTGCTTTTTTTGTAAAAGACCTAGCTAAAATTCCCGAAGTATTAGATATTAAACATTTGTTTTAAAAACACAATGCCCTGATATTGCTATCAGGGCATTGTGGAGTCTGTACTTGTTTTAACAAGTAAAAAACAAGTAAAGCTTTAGTCGCTTTGGATAGTTGCTTGGCCAGGTGCTGTCAAAGGTATTCCTTCAAACTTCCAATCATATGTTCTGTTATTTGTAAATGTTCTAACAGTGTTATCAAAAATAACAGCAGCATATTCTTTTGATGTTGATCCACTTATGCTAACGTTGGGAACGGCACTATAAGTTCCACCAGCAGTAACGGTCACAGCACTGATGTTACCCTGTGACACTGTGGCTGTAGCTGCTGCTGCGCCTGTTTCAAAGTCCACATCTGCTGCGGTGTAAAGACCATCACCTGCATAAGTTACTGCAACTTGTGTAACGGACCAAGTTACGTTGACATTTGCTCCTGCACCACCTTCTGCACTGGCAGCAAGGGCTATGGGATTGCTGGGGATTACACTGTAAACACCAGTATCAGTTACACTAATGCCGTTGATATCAAAGCGGAAGTTCAATGTAGCATTGCTACCTTGTGTTCCTATTACACTTGTTGGTGCAACACTAAGACCGCCAGTTCCCGGCAAAGATGTGCCCACAAATACGCCGGCATTTATTATTGTTAATCCCGTAATGGCGCCCCCGCCGCCAATAGTTGCTACTTGAACATTCCCTGAGGTAGTCCAATCAGTGCCACTGAAAATCAAGTAGCTGTTAGTACCGTAACCAGTGCCTGCGTTTTGTGTTGTGACGTTGCCAATTTTAACACTATTGACTGTAACGTTGCCAGTTGCTGTGCTTGTCCCGCCAATAACACTGAGTTTTTCGCTAGGCAAATAACTATCGCCGACAGGACCTTTTCCAGCCAAGTTTACAGCTACAGCCCCTAGTCCTAGGCGTGCTGCCACTGTGGCTCCGCTACCGCCCGCGCCCCATGGGGTAACCACGATGTTTGCTTGTCCTGCTGTTGTAAGGGCACCATTGACCAAGCTGACTTGACCACTTGCTACACCGGCATTGGCACGCATGACATAACGTCCTGTGCCTGTTTGTCGAGTAATATATGCATCGGTATAAGGCGCTCCTTGGCCAGGAATCCAAGCTGTTGCAGCTATCTGTTGGCCTGTAACACCAGTATTACCTATAAACTTCTTGTTAATCGGGCGTCCCATTGTTTTCTCCTTTGCCTTTCAAGGCTACGCGGTTGGACCGCATAATAGTTGTTTGGGTTATTTATAGTTCATTACAGCATCAATAATACAAACATAAGATTGCTGTGGATTTACAAGATGGGCATGAAAAGTCCAGGGATATTTTTGACCATGGAAATCCCAAACAAACAAGTTGGTTATTCTACTGCAATAAAATATTTGATCATGAGGATCTTGAAATCGCAAGAGCATGTTGCCATTGTGATCTAGATTGTTTGCCAGCTTGCAAAGCCCCTGACTACCTGACAGTGTTTGTCGACAAATATAGCTGTGTTTGTTGGTTTGATTAACTATCCATGCAGCTTGAACTTTGTCATGTAGGCGTACAACTGGCAGCAGCACAGGTTGTCCCCGTGGAACACCAAAATAACGAGGATTTAACGGCCGGCCCATGCTTTATATGTTGACATTGATCTGACAGTATATATTGTAAGACAACAGCATGCGAACCAAGGATTTTATATGAGCCAGAGAACCCACGGATTTCAAGGAGGTATCAAAAAAGGCACTACTGCATATGACTCACAGAGCCATGCTTTAGATCGCGGAATGCGGCATATTAGCAAGATTTTGTCCCAGGAACTAGCCCCACAGGGTTACAGACGTGTGAATAAGTTTTTGTCCCGGGACATTCCCGGAGGCCTTGCCAGCTGCCAGCCGGATGGTGGTATTTGGTATAACAGCAAAAACCAAATCGTTGCTATTTTTGAAGGCAAAAAACAAGGAGCAGTGGGCAACGCACACGAGCGATGGTATATGAATCGCTGGATAGCTCATGTGTTGGCACCACAAGCAAGATATGTTACATTTTGCAGTGGCCCAGGTGTTCAAGAGCATAATAGCATGTATAAAGGGTTAAGCTTTGCCTTGGCTTGTGAAGGCAAGCCAGTTGTTTGGAATGTAACTCATGCAACAGGCACAAGTTTTCACGGGCAAGAACAGGGTTTCACAGACCAAGAGCTGTATAACATCATGAAACAGGCGATTACCCTTTGATTAAACCATTGTTTAAATGGGCTGGTGGCAAGAGCAAAATGCTCAAATACTACCAACCTTATATGCCAGCTGCTCCTATCAAGACTTACAGTGAGCCATTTTTTGGTGGCGGGGCTATGTTTGCTCATGTGATTGAAAAATACAATCCACAGGAAGTCTGGATTAACGATATCAACAGCGACATAATCAACATCTATCAGAGTATTGTTAGCGATTTCCAAGATTTTTGCGATTGTTTACAACAGCATAGTCAGGAATATCTGCAAGGCAACTATGACCAGCGCCGTGCATATTATTATAAAGTTCGTGAAGAACATGCATGGGATTGGGAAAAGTGGTCAAAAACTCAGCAAGCTGCTGTGTTGTATTTTCTCATGCGCACAGGATTTAACGGCATTTGGCAAATCAACAAAAACACCAACAATCGCTATGGCACGCCTTGTGGCTTGCTTACAGAAACTCAAGTATATGATCCCGATAACTTGCAAGCATGGCACGATGCATTAACACAACGACAAGTTCATATTACGTCAGGTGATTGGAGCCAAGTTCCTATTTGTGACTTTGTGTTTTGTGATCCTCCCTATCGCGATAGTTTTGCTGATTACAATCAACCATTTCCAGATATTGAGCTGGAAAAGCTTGTAAAAACTGTGGAACAAAATGATAATTTTTGGTTGTGCAATCGTGATAGCGGCGACGGATTCTTTGACAAAGTGCAAGCGCACGTGGTAAAAATACCTGTGACATATACAGCAGGGCGTCGTAAAAAAACACAAACAGGCTTTGAAGCCAAGAAAGCCATGGAAGTGTTGATTTTTCGCAATCTTGTCGCGGCGCCAAACAGTAGTTTGTTTTATCAGGAGTCATCACATGGCTAAAGAATATGCATTGGATATCAAACAGGTATTAAGTGCTATTGATACACAAAAGCTTGACTATTACAGCCAACTAACTGAACAAGAACGCCGAGCTTATAGTCCTTTTGTGATCATGCGTTATCTCAGTAGTTTGGCCAACAACAGTGCTTTACAATCTTATGCTATTTTGGCAGTAAATGATCTGGTCAATATTGGATTCAGTGACTTGAGGGATCATGCTGAACTACAGCATCTATTGCTATGTTGTGCAGGTGCTGGCAGCAAACAGTTTCATCCCTGGATACCAGTTGCACGAGCAAAAAAACGACGCGACAATCCCATTGTGGAACTTATACAAAACTATTATCCTCAACTCAACAGTCAAGAACTGTCAATCATGCTGGCAACTATCACGCAGCAGCAGGTGATTGACTTAGCAGTTGCTAGTGGTTATGCAGAAAATAAAGTTCAAGAGCTAGTCAAACTCCACAGTGCAAAATGACTTTTGTATGCGAGTTTTGCAAAAGATTTTTTGCAAAAGAAAAAACTTGGTATAATCACAGTTGTGAAAAGAAAAGACGTTGGTTTAACCGAGACACAGCTCAAGGTCGCTTGGCGTTTTACAGTTGGCAGAGATTTCATGAGCTTAGTGGCATGCGTAACATGAAAAAAGTCACACAGGAAGATTTTATTTCCAGTGCATTTTATGGAGCTTTCAACAAGTTTTCCACTTATGTTATTGAAAACGATGTTGTAGCTCCCCGGGCATTTATTGATTTTGTTATTCGCAGCAATATACCTGTGGATAAATGGTGTCAAGAAAGCTTGCTGGTGTTGTATGTACATGACTTGATTGCAACGGAAAATTGTGATCAAGCTCTTGCTCGCAGCGTGGAATATCTTGCCAAATGGGCGCAACAAAATGACACAGCTTGGTGCGAATTTTTTCGTATGGTAAATACCAATATGGGCACACAAATCATTTGTCATGGCAGAATCAGTCCTTGGTTGATATACAATGCCGACAGCAGTGCAGAGTTTTTGCAACGCTGTAGCCATGAACAAGTGTCCATGATACAAAACTGGGCTCCTGCTCATGTGTGGAAACTCAAGTTCAAAAGCCATCCACAAGATGCAGATTTTGCCCGTGAGATGTTAGCACAAGCAGGAATGTAATGAAAAAGTTTTTAGTAGAGCCCCAAGAAATCTGGAATATTCCCATTAAAGCTGAACCCCGGGTAGTTGAGCAAATACAGTTTGGCGGACAATATAGCAACGATAGCGATGACAGCAACAGTCTGCCCTTGACAAAAAAGACTTCTGATTGGCAGATTGAGGGGGCCTGGGTAGTAGTATCAGACCAACAAGGTAACCGGCAACGTGTTCCCGGTGAACAGGTGATTCAACAGTTGGTGCGAGAAAATCAAGATTTAAAAACCCAAATGACCAAGATGCAACAGGAACACAGAGAAATCATGTCCCGACTCAGTCAGTTAAACACCCGGTTACGTCAGAGAACATGATAGATTTTGATATCGACATTGACGTGGCCGCCAGAGAGCAAGCCCTAGCAGACATCAAACATATTCCTGCTAGCTTGCTTAGAAATGATCGCTTGGAAAAACACAACACCGGGGTGTATTTCCACAATGTACCTCAAGATCCTGTTACTGGTTATTGCAGCTTGCCCTACAAGCAAGCTCAGCAACAGGGATTGTTCAAAATTGACATACTCAATGTAAACGTCTACGAGAAGGTCCGCAGTCCTGCGCATTTGCAAGAACTATGTGATCGTGATTTCAACTGGCAGTTAATGACTTATCCTGAGTTTGTTGCACAACTGATCCATCTTCACAATCATGCTGATTTAACAGCACGATTGGCCCCTAAAAGTCTAGAAGACATTGCTATCATTTTGGCGTTGATTAGACCCGGTAAACAATGGCTTATCAATCGTTGTTTGGAACATGGGCTGTCTAGTGCTGATCCCGACATTTGGCAGCGCAGTGACCAAGGTTACCATTTTAGGAAATCTCATAGTTTTGGTTATGCCATGTTGGTGAAGGTTCATGCAGAAATAATCGTTGACGAAGTTTCACAATCATTATAATATAACACATAGAGAGGTATAATCATGCAGCTACAGCTAGCCAGTTCAATGTTTGGATGTCATGCCCATGTGGTGCATGAAGACAACACTTGGGATTTGGGATATATTGAAGACGCAGAACTTGCAGGTAAGTTTCGTCAACGCTTGCATGGTGATGTTTGGATGTGGCGCAATCCACGTTGCCAGCCACGTGAACTGCGAGATATTCTCGTAAGTCTCGAGCATGCAAGCGACCAGTTCAGTGTGCGCTTGCGTGCCGTGGAAAACAGTGATGATTTTTATGCTATTTTGGCTGTAAACAATGAACTGGTGGCCCGCACGCTTGCATGGAAAACCATGCAGCACTGGCAAAAGTGGAGTCGACAAGAAGAAACTCAATATCTAAGAGAACAGCGTGTTAAGTTTGAACCAAAAGTCAGTGCTGATGGTAAAACTGTAAAAGTGAGAGTGAAAGTTAGTACTCTAGGCGATTAAACTTCGCGCACCAAAGTAATGGTGCGTCGTTTTACTCGTTTGTTTAACATTTCACGTAGATTTACTGTGGGACCTTGAACTACACGACTTTCTTTGCTTGCAAAAGTTTTTAATACGGTTCTAAACTCTTGAAAGTCTTGCCCCATAAACAAATTTATGGGGATATTTCTGTTGCTTTCCCACCACCAAGTTTCACCACAAACTAGAAACCTTTTCTTGCGAACATCAGTCCAGTTGTCATCCCAAGCATAAATGTTGATAAACTGTTGATCAGCTTGTTGAATGATTCCTAGATACTCGTTGTTGAGATATTGCACTACACTGAGAAAGGGATATCTTTGTTGCAAGTCGGTTAGTTCCTGTGGTGTCATAGCAGTTTCCTTGTAACAGTTCAGCTAAATACTTATTAGATTAATCACTATTTTATTCATGATATGTCCACTATTACCCTTTATTCTTATCAACAACAGCTATATTGGATGTATGATGCACCTGGAACTTTCCTGCAGACATGGCCCATGATTCAATATAAGCAAAAAATATACAAAGGCGTTACTAACACCCTGCAAATGCTGGTGCGTAATGTTGATCGGAGACCTGTGGACATTACCGGTCTCACTCTAACTGCTCAAATGATTAATGTGGAAACACAACAGACAGTTTTGGTTAAAAGTGTCACAACTACCAATGCTGCTCAAGGCCAAGCTGTAGTTGACATACAAGAAACTGATATTCAGTTTTTGCCTTTGGGATTTTACAATATTCAGCTTACCAGCACTGATGACAGCAATGTGCAACGTTTTCTTTACAGTGATCAATATCAAGACATTGATGTGGCAGTGGAAATTTTAGCTGGCACTCAACGTGAACTTGTTCCAGCCACAGTAATCACTAACTTCACACCCACACCGCTCAACTGGTGGACTGATATTTTATACGTGAGTTCCAGTTTACCTGGCAATGCACAAACAGGTGAGACTTCGGGGACTCATACATGGGTGGTTTACACAACCAACTGGTTGGGCAAGCTTTGGATGCAAGGCAGTTTGACAGAAAATGTGCCCACAGATAACGAATGGTTTTTCATTCCTCTAACAGCTGACACCAACTACAAACAATGGACTGGCGACGATCAGCCCACAATATGGCAGGGCAGCACCACACAAAATCTCTACTGGGTGCGTTTTGTTTATCAAAGTGCTCTTGGCAACACAGGAACGTTTGACAAAATACTCTACAAAAGCTAAACCATGTAATGGTATCTGTAGCAGATGTAGTTGGTCAATGGATTCCTGCGCGAGCTAGAACCGCTAGTAAAGGCTGGAAAAGTGCAAATGCAGTATGTTGCAGCCATCGCGGACACAGGCCTGACACTCGTGGTCGTGGCAACTGGTTGATTGATGGACAATCACACGTTTCCTACAGTTGTTATAACTGTGGATATCGTTGTAGATATACAGGTGATGGCCTAACTGACAGTTTTCGCATGCTGCTGTCGTGGATGTCTGTTCCACAAGAAATTATTGACAGTTTAAAAATGCACGAGCTGCAAAAAAGCCTTGAAGGCAGCTCCAGCACAGATTCTCTTCCGGCCATTACGTTAGACGTGAAGTTTGAACCTGATGCTTGGCCCTTGAACAGCCAGTTAATGAGTAAACTTGTCGAGGAAAACAATCAAGATCCTGATTTTCTACAAGCTTGGCACTATATCAATCAGCGTGGCTCTAGTATCATGAGAAACAGTGAATACTTTTGGTCACCTCACGGGGGACGATGGAAAATGAAACACAGAGTTCTCGTTCCCATGAAAGATCACAAACAAGCCACAGTGGGTTACAGTGCGCGATGGGCAGGAACCCCACCTGCTGGGCAGCCTAGATATGTCAACAGCAAGTTGCCCACAGACTATTTGTTCAACAGTCATGTGCTGTATAATAGCAGACACTTTGTGATTGTAGTTGAGGGACTTTTGACTGCCATAAGTATTGATTGTGTAGCTGTCATGAGCCATGTGTTAAGTCAAGGGCAAATATCTCAGCTGCAAAAATCTGGCAAACAAATAATCATAATGCCTGATCAAGAACAACAGAATCAAGACTTAATTGATCAAGCATTACAGTTGGATTGGGCTGTGAGTTTCCCACAATGGGAAAAATCATGCAAAGATGCAGCAGATGCAGCTCAGCGTTATGGTGAGTTGTTTACAATAAGAAGCATAATTCAGTCTCGCACTACAAGTGATTTGAAAATAGGCGTATTACGACAGGCCATGGGTAAAAACAATGGATTCTAAAAAACACGAATACAGCGAGGCCAAGCAAAAGCTGTTGATTGATATATTAATGAGCAGTGAGGAAGTTTTTATTCGCTGTCAGAATATTCTCAAACCACAGTATTGGAATCAAAAGTTTCGCAAAGCCATCAAGTATATTTTGGACTATGTTGATGATCATAAAGCATTACCAAAAATACAACAACTCAATGTTGAGACTCAAAGTAACTTTGAGTTGATTCCTGATATCAACACACATCATATTGAAGCCTTTTTGCAGGAAATTGAAGAGTTTTGTAAAAATCGTGCATTGGCTGAAGCTGTGTTATCGGCAGTGGATCTTATTGAAAAGGGCAACTATGGTGAAGTAGAGAAACGAGTTCGCGATGCCATTCTCATTAGTTTGGTAAGTGATGTAGGCACAGATTACTTTGCCGATCCACGCGAACGTCTTAATCGTATCAAAAGCAACAACGGACAAGTAAGCACAGGCTGGAAAACTGTTGATCAGAAACTATATGGTGGTGTAAATCGTGGTGAAATCACTATTTGGGCTGCACCCAGCGGTGTGGGCAAAAGTTTGTTTTTGCAAAATCTCAGTTTGAGTTTTGTTAAACAAAAACTCAACGTGATTTATATCAGTCTCGAGCTCAGTGAAGAACTAACCAGCATGCGAGTGGACAGCATGTTGACTGGCGTAGCAACTACTGATATTTTCCGTAAACTTGATGACGTGGAAATCAAAGTCAAGCAAACCAGTCGTTCATCAGGAACTTTTCACATCAAGCAAATGCCACAAGGCAGCACAACCAACGACATCAAAGCCTATCTCAAGGCATATGAGATTAAAACCGGGCAGCGAGCAGACGCCTTGATTGTGGACTATTTGGATTTGTTGTATCCCAACAACAAAAAGATCAATCCCAGTGACTTGTTTATCAAGGACAAGTTTGTTGCCGAAGAGCTTCGCGGCTTGGCTGTGGAGCGTAAAATACTTTGCATGACAGCCAGTCAGCTAAATCGCGGTTCAATCAACGAGCAGGAACATGATCAAAGCATGATTGCTGGTGGTATCAGCAAAATCCACACAGCAGACAATGTTATCACAATCTATGCCACACAAGCTATGAAAGAACGTGGACAATACCAAATCCAGTTTATTAAAACACGTAGCAGCAGTGGCGTGGGCAGCAAGTTGTTTTTGGGCTATGATCCAGCAACACTGAAAATATTTGATCTTGAAGATCAAGGTCAAGTGCAACAGGCACAGGCAGGAGTGGTTACAGATGTGCTGGCTGATCTTCGTAGAAAAAGCACACAACCTCCGCCCAAATCAGATACTCAACCACCAGTTGCTGCAAGCAAAATGCAGGATCTCAGCAAGCTAACAAGCTTGATACGACGTTAATTTTTTACATCAGTTTCCCATAAATAAAGCAAATGTTTTTGCTTATGGGAAACTATTTTGAAGTCTAAATCTAGCATTCTTGAAGAACTTGACCGGCACATTGGCAGCCGCAACAAACACAGTGTTATAGAAAACCGTGTTATTCATCTAGTTGCCAACATGGCAAATCTTTGTGAACAAATCCGTATAACTTACAGTCAAGATCAAGCAGATGACTTGATTCGCCGTCTTCAGCGTGCGTTGTTGACAAATGATGACAAAAAGTTCACCCGCAAAATTAGCGAATATAAGAATCAAGAGAAGTAAATCCATGACCCAATCACTTGCTGTTTATGAAGACATTCGCAAAAATATAAATTTTATTGATGAAATACAACATCAAGACACAAATGAAGCCCTGGGTGATTTGGTAAAAAAAGCCCAAACTTATTGGTCAAAAAAGAAAACTGGTTGGGCTGGCCGAGAAAAACGGGCTGGACAACGTGCTGGACGACGCGAACTTGAACATTATGTTAATCAAAACTTCAAATGGTTGGGATTACTAATGGGGCGTCAAAACATAGACTGGACTGAATTAAGTTTTGGTAACATGCGTCATTTTTTCAAAGCACCAAGTAATCGTATTGGCTTGGATGATGCAGATGTTGATAAAGTTTTTGCCAAAGTTCAAAAGCAGTTTAACATACCTAATATCAAAAACAACGTCAATATAAATGACGATGCACTTACAAGCCAAGCGATTGTAAAAGGGCTTTTGAAACAAGGTATAGTGCAAGCACAAGCCAAGCAAGGGCTAGGCGACGGTTCACAAAAAGAACCTGCTGCAAGCACCACAGCTAATGCTCCTGCTGCCGCAGCTGGCAGCCCTGCAGCTAGTCCTGCATCTGCATCTTCCAATACTACGTCTGCAACATCTACATCGCCAGCTGTTCCAGCAGCAGCACCTGCTGCACAACAAGACCAAAAACCTTTTGATCCTCAGAAGCCCGATTTAGTAGTGGATATTAAAGGTCAACCAACAAAAGTTTGGAAAGTTCCTGTTACTCCACAAGCACCTTCAGGATGGGTGTATTGGAATCCAGTTGATAAGGTTTGGGTCAAACCCCCAGCTGGCAGTAAAGACGCTGACTGGTTTAATGACTATTATGCTGCTAAACAGGTAAAAGAAGGGGTTTCTCCCCAAGGACCAGCTGGCGCCCACACTGAAGATTTAGTAGCTGCACAGCAAGCTGAGCAGCAAGGCGATAAAGCCCTACAATATGAAAAGCTTGCAGATTACCATGAAAAGTTCAGCAAAATCAATAAGTTAAAACCTGCTGATCGTGTTCATCATATAACACAAGCAGGCATTTATCGCAGTGCTGCTCAAGCTGTTCGATCAGCCCAAGAAACTTTAGCCAAGAGTTCAAAATGAAACTATTTCAAGATTTGAATCGATACGTAACACAAAATGCCACAGTAAGCTTGGCTGGTAATAATCCAGTTAATGTTGCAGAGTGTTCTAATACTATTTTCCAAGGCTTGCTTGCCTTGCATGTTTTACGTCAAGAGCCAGAAAGTCATCATGTAATAAGAGAATACGCAGAAAACACGCTGCAAATAGCCAACAGCACAGGTTTGTATGAGTTTTTGCATGTCATGCATACTGAAGTATTACGTGAGCATGCTAGAGACGAAAAAAGTTATTTTACAAAAAGCGAAATTGACCAACAGATCCGTGTTACTCACGAATTTCTGCATGCATGTAGTGAGGTAACCTATCCGCAGTCCATGCAAAATCAAAGATTATTGCAGTTGGAGAGCAGTTATAAAATCACCAGCACTGCTGATAAAAAACTACGTCGTGATGTTGCCAACTGGCAGAAACTTGATGCTGACACACGCTGGTCAGTGTGCCAGAAACTTTGGGAAAACATTCATCGCACGCAAGGCTTGCGTGACCTACGCAACTGCTTGCGACGTTATGTGCAAGAACAAAAATGGCCTGCTCCTGTTACTGGAGAAAAACCACCTGTCAGTGCTGCCAACCGCATGCAGTTGCTGACTCGCCTACCAGTTGTGAAAGAAAACCTAGAAGCCAGTCAAGGCGTTAAAGATCTTGAACATGCATTGACTAAAACACAAGATCACAGCTATGAAAACATAGACAAAATCATGCGTGGTATTTGCCAAAAGTTGTCGATCAGCCCGCATCAACTGCATAAAGAGTTTGTCTCACAGCATCAGATGACACCCGACGACTGGGTTAGACAATCAAATGTGCGGGGTTTTAGAGAAGAAACTAATATACCCGAAGCTATAAAAGGCTGGAAGCATGCACAAAGTGACTTGGCAAAGTGGAGAGCTGGAAAAAAATCAGCATCGCAACCAGTTAAGCTTGTTTCTGTTAAAAAAGATGGTAATGAAAGCAAAATGCATGACGCTGTGAAAACATTTGATACACAAGACCAAGCTCTAGAATATCACAAACGTTTGATAGGTCTTAATCCTGGTAGAAATATCAAGCACAATCTATATGTTGATGGTCAGTTAGTGCAACTGCTGGATGCCACACACCTAAAAGAAGTTAGACATCAAATAGGTGCCGCTGCTGAAAAGGCTTTAAAAAAAGCTTCCGACAATGGTAATAGTCAAGCACGGGCTATAGAAAAATGGAAACAGTTGGACGCCAGAGAAAAAGAAATACAAGCACGCTCGGATGCAAATACCGGCAAGTATGCTAAAACACTTGACAATATAACCAGGCAAAAAACTCAAGTTGCCAAAAACGGGAACTTAAATGCATTTGGAAAACCAGTTTCAGAATCAGCAAGTGCGGGTGGAACCAGTGCTGGTGCAATAGCCAGCATGGCAAATCCCCAGGGGCAAGTAAATCGCAGGCCCAGTTTGTTTGGATATGTTCCTGAAGACGCGCCTGCACCAAAAAGAAAGAATATATTTCAAGTTGGGGATCAAGTGATATCCAGATGGGGGGACAGAAAAGATCAAAAACCTCACACTATTACCAAAATAGATGGGGATTTCATCCACACAGATGAACAAAGTTTTTTCAATCCCGAAAACTCCCTGTTCCATCATGAGAACTTTGTTCTTTACAAACGCCGACAAGACGTGTGAAACCCGCGTGATTTGGGCAAACCTAATAAATACTCATGCAAAAATATACTTGCACTTACAAGGAGAATAAACAATGACTGATCGCGTAAATGGATCTACATTTGCAGGTGAGTTCCTAACTGGCAACATGGATTTCTTCACCCTGTTGACACTTGTGCCAGTTGGACAAACCAATGTAGTAACACCAGTAGTTGATCTGCCCAGCTATCAAACATATGCTAGCACCGGCGTGTGGACCACAGTGTCTGTTACAGACAGCAGCGGTACCGCAACAAGCTATGCCACATTGAATGCATATCTAGATGCTTTTTACAAGCAAACCAATCTTGACAACTTGATCCGCACATTTTCTGGCCGTGCTAATCCAGTTGCCATTAGTGTTAACAGCATAACTGGTAACATTCCCGGCACAGCAACAGCAATCAATGCAAATACAACAACTTTGTGGGCATTTTACGGGCTTTACAACAACATTGCTACACCCACACAAGTATTTGGTAGCGCATACACAACTGGTAAAACTTTCTACAGTGTTCACGTTGCTACAGAAAAGACATTGCTGTGGACAGCTGGCACTAACAGCAACTTCAGTACTTCAACTGCTGCTGACAACACAAATGCACAAGGTTACAACATCTTGGCAAGCAACAGCAGTTACCAAGGATTGGATGGCCTTACTGCATATGACACTCAAAGCGCTCAAGTGCTTAGCGGAAGTGCTCAAGGTTCCGATGCAACCAACTACTACTACCTCAAGAACACTGTTCAACCCTATGTAACAACATGGAATACAAGCAGTGCAACTCTTACAAACACCATGGCAGCACAAGGCTTTGTGCTTAACACAGTGGGCGTGTAATACTTTTCCACTAGGAGAAAAGGGCGCTTTTGCGCCCTTTTTTCTTGATGTCAAGTTCACTAACTAAATACTTGACGTTCAAGGAAAAACATTATGACACAATCAGAAAACATCGTAAATGAAGGGGTAATGGGCAACTTAACCACATTAGACCCCTTGGGTAGAATGTTGCAGCTGGCTGGAGTTGATACACCTGCAGAAACTTTACAAGAAGATGCTGCTAGTAATACAATTTCGCAGTTGGTGAAAAGTGCCATTAACCTTCCGCAATACAAAGGAAATGCCGAAGCAGCTAGATTATATGTTATTGGAACGTTATTGAGTGCCATTTATCAAAATGCTCAAGCACAGCCATTTCAAACTGTGCAAGCACAAGCAAAAACCAAAGCTCTTACGGCATTGGGTGCAATAGGTGCAGACTTTATAAAAAGTTCACAAACAGCCGTTAAACCCACCGCTGCGCAGCCTGCACCTGTTGGTGCAACACCAAGATGAAGTTTATCGAAATAGCTCAAGGCGTGCTGCAACCCATTAGCAATGAAGAATCTGTTGTACTTGAACGGGTTCGTGGAAGTGAAAATGGTGTTTGCTTGCGTCGAGCATTAAATGAACGTGAACAGGAAATAGCCCGACAACTTTGTCAGCGTGGCCTCTTGACAAGACTGCAAAGTCAGGGCCATATTTACTATGGTTATCAGGAGCATAAATCATGACCGTTGGCGAACAAGAACGCAACTACATGCAAAATCTGCTGGATATTATGGATGGCAAATCCCCTGCAGGTGCAGCATCCTCTCCTAAAAATCCCAGTAAACCACTGAATGAAAGTGTGCAACTGGCAGGTCCTGGCCAAATAACGTCAGCTGACGTGCAAGCCATGCATAATGTGCTTTCTAGACTGGAACATATTACTGATGATTTGGTTCAAGATCCTGAGCCCAACCAAGAATTCCGCCAAGCTTTACAAGAGCAACGTAATACACGTGGAATAAGTGTGGGAAGTTGGCAGATTGCTGTTCATGAAGATGCTGCTCGCCTAGCTGGAAAACAATACTACAGTATCCATCACACACAAACTCAACAAGTAATAGCAAATGACATCAGTCTTTATGAAACTGCGTTGGGCGTTGCACGACTGTTAAACAAAGGCGAAATGGTCAACAGTTGGAAAGTTCGCGAGCTGTTTGAGCAAGATGATACCTATACCAGTCATAAAATTGATGCACACAGGTTCCGCATCCGCAGTCGCAAAACACGTGATCAACATCAACGTCAACTCTACGAAACCCGCATGCAAGCCAGCAGCGATCGCGCACAACAGATACGTGATCAACTAAAAAAACACTTGCCAATCTAGTAGAATTTTAAAAATATATTTCTCTGCTGCCGGTGTATAAATACAAATCAGTTAGCATACCCAGGCAGCAGGGAAATATTCATGGTTATTGATTACTTGGACCCCACTCCAACTTATAGACTACAACAACTACGTCATACTTTAAAAAGTATTCATGGTATTGAGTTACCAAACAATCTCAGTGAGAGCAAAATACATGCTATGATCTCGGAAACACAGCAGGCCCGGGATACTGTGATTGAAAACAGCAGCTTCAACAGCTATCTCAGCAATCCCGAATACATTAAAAACATGCTGATTTTGGAAGCGTTGTCTATTACTCTTCGTGAAGTAAGTCCTGGACGCAAGAAGAAAACCACTGTAAAAGAATCCCTAGATGCTCCTGTCAGCAAGGAACAGCAACGTTTGGCATTTGCCCGCAAACTTGAGCAGTTTGCCATGTATGTTGTTCCTCCCAGTAAAACTGGCAAGCTCAGCAATGAAGAAAAGCAACAGCAAGAACAACGCGATTTGTTCATTGTTGCGCTGCAAACTATAGCAGATAAACTACAGCATGTGGGCACAGCTTTTGCCAAAGAGCAAGCAACCCAACTGACAACACTTGAGCGTGATATTGTCAAGCTCATGCGGCATGCGGAGCAAGCAGGCATGTTAGATGACGTAACTGACAAAGTCAAAACACGTATAGTCAACAAAGGGGTTGAGCTTTATGGCCCAGCTTTGCTAGCACAGCGTGAAGAGCTACGCGGTGATCCCGAAATACGTCGCGGCGACTGGGAAGTGGAAAAAGAAATTGAAAAAGAGAAAGAGCAGCCCATGGACAAAAAGGCTAAAAAGTCAGTAAAAGAAACCGATATGATTCACAGTCGTCGTGAAGTTACACCGGAAGGCAATGAGTTTGTAAAAGCACGCCTTGACGCTATCAAATCAGGTAAAAAACACTTCACAGTTGCTGGCAAGACTTTCCAAGTAACTGGCGACACACGTGATGAACTTGCAAAAGTTGATGAAAATGTGCTGGGAGAAATGCATGACAGTTTGGAGTTTGACGTAGACGTTGAACGTGACCCACATACTGATGTCAAGCATTATGAATATCAAGCTAGCATGACCCGCAGCGAACTTTATCGCAATGCCAAGTATGCCATGAGCATGATGAATCAAATACAAGTTAACGAAGAAATTGAGCCTTGGATAGCTGGTGCATTGACCAAGTCAGCCAACTACCTTGACAAAATTTATCACTACCTTGACTATTACAAGACTTTTGAGCCTGAACAACTTCCTGAAGACCTTGATGGTGACATGGAACTTGGCGAAACATCAGGAAGTATTACTCGCCAAAATCTCATGATGATTGTGGAATACAGCACCAAGTTGTTTGAAATGATCAAGCCAGGAGATCATCTCGAAGGCTGGGTGGCCATGAAGCTTACCACAGCAAGCGAATGCATTAGCAGCGCCAAGCATTATTTAGACTACAAGCAATTTGAAATGCACGCCCTAGATGATCACTTCAGTGATGCCCGCGCTGGCAAAAGCCGCCACCTTGCCGAGCAACGCCTGCGCCGTGCAAAGGTCATGGAACAGCAAGACCTAGCTCAAGCAGAAACACTGTTGGCAGCTAAAGATTTAAGCAATCAACTTCAACAAACTGCTGAAAAGATTGCCAAGATGAGCGTGGAAGATCTCATGCCCTTGGTAGACGTCATGCGCGAACAGTTTGGCCCTGAAGCTGCACAAGGTTTCAATGACACTGTAAAAGCCAGTTTGGAATCACTATTAAGCACTACAACTGAAACAAAAGAACAAGTTGACACTAGCATTGAAACACTACAACAAGGTGGAATACCCGGTCAACAAGCAGAAGCACCAGCCCCTGATGTTGAATTAGCTGGCGAAGAAACTCCTGATGGCGATGAACTAGGTGAACCTCCTGCAGAAGCACCGGGGGCTGAAGAACCACTAGGCCGCAGCAAAAAGAATGACTTGGCAGAAGCATGGGACGATGACTGGGGCAGTGACGAAGATCCTGAAGATGACGGCATGGGTATGAAAGAAGACCTAAGTCCCGACGAACGTAAAGAACAGGAAAGAATGGAACGTGAGTTTTTGGCACGTGGTGGGAACGTTACGCAGGGTTCTGCAAAACGTGCACGCGGAGCGGAAAAATCACAAAGGACCAGAGGTGGGCACATTCCACGGACAGGGACTGCACAAGCTGCTGCACCTACACTTGCATACGGTAAACTAAAAGAAAATAGTTTAATGGGAGCAAATCCTTATGAAATAATGGACTATGATCGTTTAAAGCAAAAAGCTGCTAGTGATTCCAAGGCACGTCAAGAACTTGCACGTCGTGGACCGCAACCTACTCCTAGCCTGGATATGAAGCCCAGCGCAACTGGTGTAAGCAATCCCTACGACATTGCAAGCGATCAGCGTTTGCAACAACTAGCTGCTAAAGGCGACGCAAACGCAAATAAGGAACTGCAACGTCGTAAAACATCAGGATTACCAGAAGCTCAGTTGCAAGAAGTTGCGCCTCCTGGTGAAAAAGCCGAACGTTTTATACGCCAAAACAAAGAAAAGTTCCGCAAACAATACGGTGATCGTGCTGAAGAAGTCTTGTATGCAACAGCTTGGAAAATGTTTGGCAAAAAAGAAGAAAGCTATACACGCAACCAAGTTCGTTTGGAAACACTCAAAAAGCACATTGGTAGCTTGCAAAAAACTCTTCAAGAACATCGCCAAACATGGAAACAACAGCTTAGCGAAGGCATTGTAGTTGATCCCCTGAATGTAGGTTACGGTTTAGAAGGTGAAGTTGTTGCAGGTAAAATTGCCCAAGCTCAACAACATCAACGTAAAGTTGAAACTTGGCTGGCAGCTTATCGCAATCAAGGCATTCACAAGCTACAAGAACAAGTTGCCACTGTGCTGCAAATCCGCAAACTGGTGCAAGCTAAAAAACAAGCACCATGGGGATTGGCTTATCAAGACCAGCAAGGTCAACAACAGCAGAAGTTTTTTGAAAGCCGTGCCAATGCCAAATTTTGGCGTGATTTAAATGCAAAAGATATCAAAGTTTTGCAAATGTTTGGTCCCAGAGACTTTGATAAAAAGATCACCAAGTTACAGGGCACCCTGTAACGTGCGTATTAGTGAAATTTTGTGCGAGGACATTGAAACTGAAGTCGCACAAAGTTTGAAACAGATGTTCATACCTTACCTTGCTAATAAAACCAGCAAGGTAAGCATGGACTTGGTTCTCAAACACATGAAAGAACTGCACGGGCAAGATTACGACGTTAGCCCGGAATGGGTCATGAACGCTCTAACAGGTGCTGATTTTGTCAAGAGAGTGACACCTGATCATGTGTATCTGGATGTTGGCACCCCGGAATCTATTACCAGTGCTGATGAATCAGAAAAAGCGCGAGATCATGTAGCTAAAATGGCTAAAAAATCACGCAAGATTTAACGTGTGACTTTTCATAAAGCATGTAGTAAGCTAGCTTATGCAACTTAATCCTGTCTATTCCTACAGCAAACTTGAACGTGGCACAAATGACCAAGGTCAACGTCGTTATCTAACTCCCGACGGCAATAAACTTGCCAGTGTGACAACTATTTTAGAGGCTACCAAGCCTCTAGAAGCTAGACAAGCACTTGCTGCTTGGAAACGACGCATGGGTGCTCAGAAAGCACAAGCTATTACCACCGAGGCTGCTACTCGCGGCACTATCATGCACAACTATCTGGAAAAAACACTGCTGGGATTAAATCCACAATCCGGCACAAACATCTACCACAAGCAGGGCTGGGACATGGCACAGACCCTGATAGAAAACTATCTTCGCCCCAACCTAAACGAAGTTTGGGGGTTGGAAGCCAACTTATATTATCCCGAGCTTTACGCAGGAACAACCGACTGCTGCGGAAATTGGGCTGGCCAGCCCAGCATTGTGGACTTCAAACAAAGCAACCGTCCCAAAACCAACGAGCGGGTGTTTGATTACAAGCTACAGCTGGTAGCATATGCACATTGTCACAATGCTATGTTTGGCACGGATATTCGTCAAGGTGTGATTGTCATGTGCACGCCACAACTAGAGCACCAGTGTTGGGTGCTAAAAGATCAAGAGTTTGACGATATCAGCCAGCTGTGGTGGCAGCGTGTGGCTGAATTTTACAAGATCTAGCTCAAGCCGCAGCCAGCTTTTGGGCTTGTGCTACATGCTTGCACGCCCGGTTGAACTGTCCTGCCACGCAATTGCAACGCCAGTTTCCACGAACCTTGCTGACAGTGTAGGTTGCACCGCGGCTGCCTGCAATCTGCCATTCCTGTGGCTTGGCGGTAACCTCAGCAGATAGGGCTACCTTTTCAGTACGACCGTTCTGCGTGATGCTGACCACATCGCTCCAACGGATCACACGCATGGGAACCCATCGCGAGCCAGTCATACAAAAGCTGTGCTCAGGGACCCAGTCCGGGCTTGACATGATCTTGCCCTCTAGTTCGTCAGTAGCAGGCCTCCAAACTAGCATGCCCTGCATGCGATTTTTGACCAAAACGGTGACAACGTCACCAACGCTGACCTGGGGTTTCTTGCTCATGTGCCCATGATAGCACAGTCAGCCGGTATGTCAACCAAAAAAATGCATGTGTTTGGGATAACCCACGCAGCATGTGTATGATATTAACAAACGTGTGGTAAATGTAAGCGCATTACAGCCCTACCTTTAATAAATATCCAACATGGAGATCCCACTAGCATGACTATTGTAGTTACCAGCCAAATTCAGCACCGTAGAGGTTTGCGTAGCGATTTACCCGTTCAACTTAGCGAAGGCGAGTTGGGTTGGTGCTTGGACACCCGCCAGTTGTTTATAGGCAACAGTGATGGATTTGGAGACAACACTGAAATCATCACGCAGTTTAGTCAAGATGTTTTAAGCAATGTCAATGTTTTAGCTACCAATACAACATTTGCTAGAGTTCTTGCCGACAGATTTGCTGACGTTTTCAATGTAAAAGATTTTGGTGCAACTGGTGTTTTTGCACAAGATGCAACTGGTGCTGTGCAAGCAGCGGTTAACGCAGCTTTGGCGGCAGATCGAGCCACAGTGTATTTTCCATCAGGTCAGTATAAGGTAGGAGCCATCACTATTGGTCCCAATATCACTATAGTGGGTGATGGAACTGGTGTAAGTGAAGTTTATGCTAGAGACTCTGGTCAAGATATATTCACATACACAGAAACTACAGTTACAAACACAAATATAAACATCAGCCAACTATCGTTTATCAGTCAGAATCCCGGAGCAGGCACAGCAGTATATATTTCAGGCACAGATGCTGCCATCCGCGTTGTTTATATTAGAATAACTGATTGCGAATTTGGTTTATTAAACAAAGCTGTGCATTTGCGTTTTTCTGCAAATATTTGGTTGAACAATCTTCAAGCGCAAAGTTGCACTACTCCCTATTACATAGACACCTGCGGTGACGTGAACTTCAACAGTTGTCATGCACAAAACGGCACAGGATATGGATACACTCTTATTCAAAGCGAGTCTCCACGGGGACCTTCTAGTGAAGGACAACGGTTGATCAACTGTGAATCTAATGGTCAAAAAGGCATTTATGCCAACGAAATTCACTGGGCAAATGTAATTGGCGGCAGCTTTACCAGTGGATTCCCCTCGGGCACAACACCTACGCCCACAAGTGATCCCATGGTTGATTTGGTGAACTGTGCAAACTGGAGATTCCAAGGCACTGACATTTCCTTTGCAGGAACAGGTGGATACTGGGGACCGGGCTTGCACACTGACAGCGATTGCGAAAGAATACAACTTACTGGTTGCTTTGTTGCGCTAAACACCTATGCTGCCAATATAGATGGTCGTTGGAATACGGTTACTGGTTGTGTATTCAGTCCCAATGGAACAAGTGACATTGATGTAAAAGGCAAATATACCACAATAACTGGCAACACTTGTGCAAGTGCAATAACACCCAATATTACCGAAAGCGGCACTGCCGACTACAATAACTTTGTGGGTAACATATGTAACGATGGATTGATTACTACAGGGGCTAATACTATAGTTGGTACTAATATTACATCTCACCCTAATACTTAATCCAACCGCAGTTGCCAAGAGAAATAAACATGTCAGTTGTTAACGGCACTTCCTGGAGTCAAGTAGACTTTGTGCAAGGAAGTGAGCACAGATTGTCATCTTGGAAAAAATTACGTCGAGAGTTGACACCAGATCTTTCAGATCAAGATTGGCTGGAAAAGATTGTTGATTTTTGGAGTTTGGCTCCACTAAAACCTCGTGTTTTAGATTACAGTCAACTTGGCACTTGGCCCAATCCCTGGCAGCTTTTAGATCAAGGTGATTTTGATGAGAACAGCGTGAGTTTGGGTATGTTTTATACCTGTGCATTGTCCCAAGACTCACGTTGGCAACCTCATGATTTGGAACTTTTATTGCTGCGTGACACACAGCAGCATCAAGAACAACTGGCAGTTTGCATTGCAAACACATGGTTGATAGGATGGGAATACCGCAAGATTAAATCTTGGCAACTACCACGAAACAATGTTATTTTACAGAATCGTTGGCGCTGTGACTTAGAAAAATACCTACCTGTGCCAGTTTAAACATCGGAATTTACATGCCTTGCGTAAGCAAGGCACCACTGTCTATAATCTACTGTGAAAGGCATCACTTATATGACGTCAATGAAACAAATAAATGTTATTAAAAGAAGCGGCAAGAGAGAACCACTATTAATTGAAAAATGGCAAGCGCAGATTGGCAAAATCTGTCGTGGGATAAGTGATGTGAGCCAAAGCATGATTGAAATTCGTGCTCAACCACAGTTTTACGATGGGATTACCACCAAGGAAATTGACGAGGTCACATTACGTGCAATAGTCAACTTGATTGACGTAGAGCAAGATCCTGATTTAGCACATGTGAACTATCAGTATGTTGCTGGCAAGCATCGAGTCAGCATGCTGAGAAAAGACGTGTATGGTGGGTATGAACCACCGCATCTTGTGGACATTGTCAAGAAAAATGTAGCTTTAGGGCTATATACACCAGAACTTCTTGAATGGTATAGTCAAGACGACTGGGACAAAATGAATGACATGCTTGATCACAGCAAGGATGAAAGCTACAGTTATGCTGCCATCGAACAACTTATCGACAAATATCTAGTTCGCAATCGCGCAACTCGGCAAGTTTACGAAACACCACAAGTGCGCTATATTATTGCAGCCGCCACGGTGTTTCATCGTGAAGGTCCGGAAAATGCACGCTTGCGATATATTCGCGAATATTACAATTGCGCAAGCGATGGCCTATTCACACTAGCAACACCTGTGCTGGCAGGCTTGGGCACACCTACCAAACAGTTCAGCAGTTGTGTGCTGATTCGCAGCGACGACAATCTCGACAGCATTTTCGCCAGTGGCGAAATGATGGCCAAATACGCCAGCAAGCGTGCAGGCATTGGTCTAGAAATGGGACGCATGCGACCTCTGGGCAGCGAGATTCGCGGTGGCGAAATCATGCACACTGGTGTTGTGCCGTTTTTGAAGAAATGGTTTGGTGACTTGCGTTCATGCAGTCAAGGCGGAATACGCAACGCCAGCGCAACTATCTTTTATCCCATCTGGCACTATCAGTTTGATGACTTGATTGTGTTGAAAAACAATCAAGGCACTGAAGAAACTCGTGTGCGTCACATGGACTACGGTGTGGTATTGAGTGCTTTCTTTTGGCGTAGATTCCGCGACAAACAAAACATCACATTTTTTGATCCCAACCAAGTGCCTGATCTATATGAAGCATTTTATCGTGACAGCGATGAGTTTGAAAAGCTTTATGTGGAATATGAGTCACGCAGTGATCTGCGCAAAAAAGTAATGAGTGCTGATGAAGTATTCCGTGGCGGTATTCTCAAAGAACGCACTGATACTGGCAGGATTTATCTTGCATATATTGATAATGTGCAAAAGCAAGGCAGTTTTGATACTCGTGTAGATCCTATATATCAAAGCAACTTGTGCATGGAGATTTTCCTACCCACAAAAAGCTTTCAGCGTCTCGACGATGCCAACGGGCGCATTGCTCTTTGCACCTTGGGCAGCATGAACTGGGGCAGTTTCCGTAATCCCGAAGACATGCGCCGTGCATGCAGAATCCTGCATCGCAGCCTGTGTAACATCTTGGATTATCAAGACTATCTCAGTGTGCAAAGTGAACTAAGCAATAAAGAAATACAGCCCTTGGGCATTGGTGTTACTAACCTTGCCTACTGGCATGCCAAGAGAAACTTCCGCTATGGTACAACAGAAGCTTTGGCAGAAGTCAAAAGCTGGATGGAACATCAAGCTTATTATTTGACAGAAGCCAGTGTGGAACTTGCACGCGAGCGCGGCAGTTGCGAAAACAGTTCTAGAACATATTACGGTAAAGGTGTGTTTCCCTGGGAACGTAGAAATCCCGGTGTAAATGAACTAACAGATTTTCAACCTGAACTAGATTGGGAACCCCTGCGTCAGCAAATGCTGGAACATGGCGTGCGCAATGCCACATTAATGGCTATTGCACCTGTGGAAAGCAGCAGTGTGGCCATTAACAGCACAAACGGCATTGAAATGCCCATGAGCTTGATCACCACAAAGGAAAGTCGTGCCAGCAGTCTCACACAAGTTGTTCCGGAATATCAACGTTTGAAAAATCGTTATCAACTCATGTGGGAACAAAAAGATTGCGTGGATTACCTGAAAACATCTGCTGTGCTTGCTGCGTATGTTGATCAATCCATTAGCACAAATACCTTTTACAACCCTGCACATTATCCACAGAGAAAAATACCTGCCACACTTGTTGCACGCAACTTGATGCTAGCACACAAATGGGGGCTGAAGTCCTTGTATTACAGTTTGGTAAACAAACAAGGCAGTAAAACCGCTCAAGAACCTGAGCAACAACCGCTTGCAACTGACATTGAAGATATTGATGATTCGGATTGTGACGCATGCAAGCTTTGAGGAAAAACACATGAGCAAACAGCAATACAACCTTTCCACTACAACTGATTATTTGTCTAGGAAAATGTTTCTGGATCCTCAGGGTCCAGTAACTATTCAACGTTTTGAAGAGGTGAAATACAAGCGCATAGCAGACTTTGAACTCACAGCTCGTGGATTCTTTTGGGTTCCTGAAGAAATTGATCTTACAAAAGACGCAGCAGATTTCAAAAATGCCAGTGACGCAGTCAAGCATATTTTCACCAGCAACTTGCTAAGGCAAACTGCACTAGACAGCTTGCAGGGGCGAGCACCTACTCAGGTGTTTACGCCAGTGTGCAGTATCCCCGAGCTGGAAGCTATCATGTATAACTGGGGCTTTTTTGAAACCAATCTACACAGCAAAAGCTACAGTCACATCATTAGAAACATCTACAATGTGCCCAAGGATGTGTTTAATACCATTCATGACACGCAGGAAATCGTGGACATGGCCAGCAGTGTGGGCGGATATTATGATGATCTACATTTACTCAACTGCAAAAAAGAGCTGGGGCTGCCAGTTAGCGAAGCAGAACATATTCGCGCCATTTGGATGGCACTGCATGCAAGCTATGCGCTGGAAGCACTGAGGTTTATGGTAAGTTTTGCCACAAGTCTTGCCATGGTGGAAAACAAAATCTTCATGGGCAATGGCAACATCATTAGTTTGATTCTACAAGATGAACTGCTGCACAAGGGTTGGACAGCTTGGATAATCAATCAGCTTGTGAAAGAAGATGCAAGATTTGCACAGGCACGAGAAGAATGCCAAGGAGAAGTTTATAAACTTTACTTGGATGTCATACAAGAGGAAAAAGACTGGGCTGACTATCTGTTTAAGAAAGGTCCAGTTATTGGGTTGAACGCTGCTATTCTCAAAGATTTTGTGGACTTCACAGCCAATCAATCTCTAAAAGACATTGGTATTCGCTACGCAACTCCCAGCCCTAAAACCACTCCTATTCCTTGGTTCAACAAGCATGTGGAGACTGATAAAAAGCAAACAGCTTTGCAAGAATCCGAAAGCACAAACTACATTGTGGGCGTAATGGGCGATCAAATCAACTATCAGGAACTACCTGCCATTTAATAAGGTCAGTAAGTCCCATGTAACTGTCTTTACAACGCCAGTCCAGTCCTGTGGCTGCGACTGGCGGTAAAGCGTCATGTCGCAATACCACGGGGAGGTTTTAGCCTCGTGATGCCCCCAACGCCAACAACTGTTGTAAGGCAATAACGCCCAAGACTTTTTGGCCAAAGCACCAGACAAGTGTAACACACTGGTATCCACTGAGATTACTAAATCGCAATAGTGTATTATTGCTGCTGTGTCACTGAAATCTTTTATAGGTTCAGGTAATATAGATACGTTGTGATATTTCCCGATAATGTCTTGCTCCTGACTGGTAGTATCGGTGTGTAACACATGGAAATCACAAGGCAACTGAAACAGTGGTTCCAGTGACTGCAAGTTAATATTTCTATTGCGGGCATTTTTGTGATCAGGATTACCACGCCAAGCAATCCCCACTTGTAAACGTGGAGTTTTTGCACGGGCAGGCCGCCACATGAGAAGGTTGTCCGCATCTAATTGAAAATAGCTGTTGTGTTGCGCTTGGAAGTCCCATTGGCTGCTCATGCAATGGGGAATACTCATCATGGCAACTTGATAATCCACATCACCAGGTCCCGGAAGCTGTTCTTGTATATGATCACACCCCGGAAGTCCTTGAAATAATCTATGCAAGGGCTGAGGAATTATTACATGAGTTTGCGCACCTTGCTTTTTCAGCCATTGGATATATCTAGCAAACTGAATACTGTCGCCGTAACCTTGTTCATGTATTACAGCAATCTTTTTGTTGCTTAATATTTGTTGCCCGTTATACACAGGAATATCTTGTGATAAAACTTGTGGGATCTCCCGATGTTCCCAATAACACCATGCTTGTTGCCAACTGTGGGTTTTAAACAAAGCTATGCTATGATTAAAAGCCACATCGCGATTATCAGGTGCCCAAGTTGCTGCTTGTTGAAAGTCTTGTAACGCAGCAACATAGTTCATGATGTCAAGAAAATACGTGCCACGATTGTTTCTAGCTGCTATGTTGCGAGGATCAATTTCCAAGCTGCGATTGGCATCTTGTATAGCCTCTGTGGTTTTTCCTTGTGCGTGGAAAATCACACTGCGATTGTTCCAAGTTTCACTAGCACAAGGATTGTGTTGCAACGCTTGTGAATAACATTGCAAGCTCATGTCTAGGTTTTTTACTGCTTGCCATGCCACAGCCATGTTGTGCCAGCCCTGAGTGTGATCCAGAAGATTTGCCTGCAGAGCATCGTGCAGAGCTTGAGAAACGTTGTTTTGTTTATAACAAACACTGCTGCGATTATTCCACCAAAGAGCCTGCTGGGGTTCGCGTATTATAAGCTGATCGTAAACTTGTTGTGCAAGGTCATAGTGTTGTTGTTGCTCACAGGCATTGGCAACTAAATCCCAACCAAATGTAGTGTCAAGATTTTTGATATTCTGCCAGACATCCTGCCATGTGTTGAGATCTTCAAGATGAATCAAGTTAATAAGTTTGCAGATTTGTATTCGGGTGTCTTGCTGATAAAACTGTTCAGCTTGCTTGCATGCTTGCAAACTGTTGGGCCATTGTTGTGTGTCTTGATAGACCAAGGCTAGGTTATACCAAGGTTCCCACGCTTGCGGTAATAGTTGCACTGCATGCATCAGCCATTTTTGTGCTGTGGTAGTTTGTTTTAAGTTACGTAAACAAACACCGCCAATATGCCATGCGTCTGCATGCTGTGCGTTTTTGTCTACTAGATCTTGACAGATCTCCCAGGCTGATTGCCAGTTGTTATTCTTGTATAAATCCCATGCAGTTTCTATGTCCATGCCGACATTATATGAATTTTATCGGCGAACCCATAATCCTGATAGATTGACATTGTAGTATTGAATTCTATCACTGTCGGCACTAGTGGCTACGAGTTCATAGGAATTAACTCCCAGTTGAGGGGGGTAATCTGTCAAAGTAAAAGACGTAGGTAGCAAAGTGGAACTAGTTGTAGTCAATACACTTAGATTGGTCACTGTGTTGTCAGGATTTCTACGTCGTAATGTAAGGGTAACTGTCATTTTTAATCCTTGAAATTAGCTATCAGTTGCCGCCAGAACCTTCACCGCCATAATATTCCTGCGGCGGTATGAAAGGAGGCTCGGGTGTGGGTGGCGGTGGGCTAGGTGGCGGTGGCGGCGTAGGTGTAGGTGTAACCAGATTGGCCAAATAACTGTTGAAAAGTCCGCTGCTGAGAATGAGAACACCCTCCCCACTTGCTTGCACATTAACATTGAAGCTGGCTATTTGATATACTGTAGGGTCTGGGTTAAGCGCCACATTTCCGCTACCTGCCCACGCGCCATATGCCACTGTGGTAGTTCCCAAGGGCATGTTTGCAGGATAAACAACAGCATTACCCAGTCCATTTGCTCCCAGAATGATATTGCCAGTTGTGTCGTAAATGTTCAATCCATAGTTACCAGGATCTGTGCCTGGTGCATTATTACTCAAGTACCCCAGACGTATACGCTCGCGGTTCTGGCCATCTCTTACTGTTAGTCTTTGATTGGTTCCTTCAATAGCAAAATAGTTGGCACTGGGCGTGGTATTCGCACTTATGTAAATATTGGCGGTGCTTATGCTGCCACTTTCAATACTACCAGCACTTATTTTTCCCAAGAACGTTAAAGTTGGTGGATTGGCTAGTGTATCAATACTAAATGCAGCTACGTTGCCATTTGCACCTGCCTTGCTGACAAAAAAGTTGTCGGCATTAATCACAATGTTGGCAATGTTGCCGTTGTTTACACTGGTAATGCCGCTTATGTAGCCATTGCTGTCAAGTTTCACGCTCCAGGTATTATTAAGCCCGTTGACACTCGTGCTCAAGGTCGTAACGCTGCCACTTACACTGCCCAAAGTGGTGCTTACTGTGGTTATACTTTGAGCCAGCACACTGCTGTTGCTGGCAATAGCTTGATTAAGTGTGCTAACTGCTGCATCAGTATATCCCAACACATATGCATTGACACTGTTGATTTGTTGTGCCAATATGCTGCTGTTGCTGATAATAGCTTGATTAAGCGCACTTACTGCCGCGGCCCCTACCCCTAACACATATGCATTGACACTGTTGATTTGTTGTGCCAATATGCTGCTGTTGCTGATAATAGCTTGGTTCAAGGTATTAACACTGGCAGTTAAAGAGTTACCCAAGCTGACATTTACCACACTAATTTGTTGGGCCAGTGCTGCACTGTTGCTGACAAGGTTTTGATTAAGCTGTATAACACTGGCTGTCAAGCTGTTGATAACTGTGGTATTAGTGGCATTGACTTTGTTGTTCAAGCTCACGCTTATGGAAGTCAAATCAGCACGCACATTGGATAAAAAGTTGCTTACTGTTGTTTTGCGTGATAGTCCACCTGAGTTAATGATCAGTAAATCAGGATCAGTTACAATACTTAAACTGGGAAGATTGGGAATTGCGATATTGGCCATGTGATCTCTGCTGCCTGATTGAATGTTGCAGTGTATTTATTTACATACGATATTGATATCTCTTGTCACAGACTGTATGCTGGTGATTATGGAATATCAAGCAGAAATCTACACCAAAAAAACATGCAAACACTGCAACTTGGCCAAGAAACTTTTGGCCCAACACAATATCAGCTATCAAGAATACATTATTGGCGGTGATCCTAACCTGCTTGCTGAAAATCAGCAAGTGACAACTCGTGAAAGTCTTCTAGAACGTTACCCTGATGCCCGGACTGTTCCACAAATTTGGTTGGACGGGCAACATATTGGCGGTGCCGAAGAACTAGAACAGTATTTTACTGGCATGGACCGTCAGGAAAATCACCAGTAAATATCTAAAAGGAGACATATATGCCGTTAAATCCGCCTAGCTACAAGGGACAAGATGTTTACTACAGTCCTGATACTTGGGTAAATCAAGTGCCTGTTGCTTTGTGGCAAATTCCACAAAGCAACAATGTGGGAACTGATCAACTCACTCAAGCTTTATTTCAAGGCTGCCATATTGATGGCGCTGGAACACCTGAAAGCCTTGTTGCAGCTCAACAATATCAAAAAGAACTTGTGAGTAAAGGACTTATCAGCCAACAAGAAGTTGATCAAGCTGCAAATGTTCAACAAGGTCTCGGTGCAAGTGATACCAAGCCACCTCCCAATACGCCAACATTTGGTAATGACACAGGTGGGGTAGAAAACTCAACTAGTTTCCCTGGAACCTTACAGTTAAGTCGTAGGTTTACTTTGGGACAACTTACACTTAAACCATTTGTGGATTTTCAACATCAAACACGAGATTTTGGTGGACTAACACAAGGGCAAATAGTTGCTAACTTGAAACTTTTAGCCATAAATGTCCTAGACATTGTTATTGATAAATTTCCCGACATGCGGGTTACAAATACATTTAGGGCCAACGATCCTCCACGATACTATGCAACTAATCAACATGCAAAAGGACAGGCTGCGGACTTGGTGTTTAGTAAAACAGATAAGCGACAGTATTTTACTATAGCTCAGTGGATTAAGGACAACACACCTTTTGATCAACTTATTTTAGAATGGCGTACTGGGGGCGGCCGTGCCAGCCCCAGCCATTGGATTCATGTAAGTTATGCAGGAACTAGTAATCGTCCAAGAACCAATCGTGAATGTGTTATGACCATGGTAAATGATGTGAGATGTCAGCCCAACAACGGATTTGGTTTGGTAGATTTAAGTGCAAACTTTGTATAAAGGAAAACAAAATGTTAATAACTGCACCAACTGATATTGGTTCAATAGTATCTATTAAACTACAAAGTGGAGTTGAGCTTATCGGCAAACTGCATGCGCAAGATGCTACTACAGTTACGCTGGCCAAGCCTCTTATAGTTGATTTGACCATGGATCCACAAACACAAAAAGTAGCTATTGGCATGGCACCGGGGTTTGTTTTAGGGGCTGATTGGGATCAAAACGTCAGTTTAAATCGAGACCACATCACCACGTTAGTAAAATCAGCTCAAGCCATGCAAGACAATTATACCCAAAGCACCAGCACTATTGCTTTGCCACGTAGGTCGGGTATTATTCAGTGACTTTAACTTTCCCGGGCATACGCACATTTTTGCGCAGTTGGACCAGTCAGCAACCACAAACAGCTTTCGTGGTTGTGGGCTTGCCCAGTGATTGTGCAACAAGCCATAGACCCGGTGCACGCATGGCTCCTGCTGCTATAAGGCATAGCAGTTTACATTTAGTTGATGGGGTTTGTGATGATTGGCCTGTTGATGTTACCCAGAACCTAACTGATCTTGGCGACGCCAATCTCAGCACGGGCAATCTTGCAGTAACATTGACTGAAATACAGCAGTTGATTTTACAACTGCATGCAGCTGAACATCACGTAGTTGCCATGGGCGGTGACCACAGTGTGACTTTGGGTATTTTACGCGGCATGCATCATCGCTATCCGCGTCTAGCGTGTGTGCATTTGGATGCACATTGTGATACTTGGCAACGTCATGGCAGTCAGCCTCAGGGACATGGTACTTGGTTGCGTAATGCCATTGAAGAAGGACTAATAGATCCTGAAAAAACAGTGAGTATTGGTGTAAGAAGTCCTGCAGACAATCCCACAAGATTTTGGTTGAACACTCAAGGTGGCTTGACCATTTCAGCTAGATCAGCCATGAGGGCGCAGCCTTACGAATTATTTGCTAGTATTCTAGAGCGTATTGGCGACACGCCCTGTTATTTTACCCTGGACATTGATGTCCTAGACCCTGCTTATGCTCCAGGGACAGGAACTCCCGAGATAGGCGGATTGACTAGCATGTGGGTTGATGAGTTTATCGACTGCATGCATGTTTTAAATTTAGTAGGCATGGATTGTGTGGAAGTTGCTCCGGCATATGATCACAGTGAGATTACCAGTTTGGCAGCGGCAACTTTCATGTGGAGATATCTCAGCATGCAAATACACAAAGCTGGACAATCTAGTTGACAATATTAGCTGTCTTGTATATACAATAGGTAGGGGTCCAGCCCAGTAACCAAAATGGACCCACAAACACACACAGGAGACTAACATGGAACACAACGGTTACAAAATACGTTATGACTTGATTAACATGGCAAAAGACATGCTAATGGAGGAATGGAACTGCAAGCGTCAAGCTGCTGAACAAACCTATTATCAGCTTTGTGAGATTGAACGTCGACGAGAATCCAGCATGGAAGTTCCTTATCCCACTGCTAATCCACTTCCATCAGGTCATCAGATTATTGCACTAGCTCAACAGTTAAATGACTTTGTAAGTCGCAAGCATTAAAAGGAAAACATGGAACCTAATTCATTCGCAACAGCCAACCCTGCTGCCACACAAGAACAAATAGATCAGGGATTAAAGACTTATCTTGTAAGCATTTATAACAAAATGACCATGGCTCTTGCAGTAACAGGGGCTGTGGCGTATTGGGCCAGCTGGGCTCTCTTGCCCATGATGCAAACACCCCTGTGGATTGTCATGGCACTTTTGCCATTGGCATTTATTTTGGTGCTAAGTTTTGGTATTGACAAGTTCAGCGTGCCCA